AACACTCACATCGATGATAGTTTCGACTTCGGATTCTCCGCGGTCAATGAGAACGAGCTCGGCGCCATGAAGGAGCTCGAAGCGAAGGCTCAATCGCTGGCTCAGCAGGCCGCGGCTAACGAGCAGCTAGGAGTCGCGGTCAATGAGAAGCTCAAGAAGATGTACGACATGATCGTACCTCTCCTCGACAATCTCGCCAAGGATCCTGATAAGGGCTACATCTATTGGCCAGATCGACAGAAGAAGCTGGCTCAATTCAAGAAGAAGCTAAAGGACCTCATAGACACCTGATGAACTTCTTAAAAGTTGCTGCACATATTCGCAGCTTCTAAAAAAGAAGTATACATCAAAGAATAAACAGAATACTATACGTAGATACAAACCTTTCCAAGACATGAGGTACACGAATGTCATTGATTGACAGATTGATTAAGAACTCTAGAAGACAGCAAGGTATACGGCAAGTCGGATATGATCACGACTCCTGTGCCTATGATCAACGTGGCTCTCTCCGGTTCCATCGACGGCGGTCTCACACCAGGCTTGACTATCCTGGCCGGTCCGTCCAAGCACTTCAAGTCAGGCTTCTCTCTATTGATGGCGTCTGCCTTCCTCAAGAAGTATCCCGAGGGTGTCATCCTCTTCTACGACTCGGAGTTCGGTACTCCTCAAGGCTACTTCGATACGTTCGGCATTCCCATCGAGCGCGTGGTTCATACTCCGATCACTGACGTAGAGCAACTCAAGCACGACGTGATGAAGCAGCTCAACTCTCTCGGACGAGAAGACAAGGTATGCATCATCATCGACTCCGTCGGTAACCTAGCCTCGAAGAAGGAAGTCGATGACGCCCTCGAGGGTAAGAGCGTGGCCGATATGTCTCGCGCCAAGGCTCTCAAGTCTCTCTTCCGCATGGTCACTCCGCACCTGACGCTGAAGGACCTGCCCATGATCGTGGTCAATCATACGTACAAGGAGATGGCACTCTATCCTCGTGACATCGTCTCTGGTGGTACAGGCATCTACTACTCAGCCAACACCATCTGGATCCTCGGCCGTCAACAAGAGAAGGACAGCGACGGCATCACGGGCTACAACTTCGTGATCAACATAGAGAAGTCTCGCTTCGTTCGTGAGAAGAGCAAGATCCCGATCACGGTATCTTTCAACGGTGGCATCAAGAAGTGGAGCGGCCTGCTCGATCTCGCCCTCGAGGCGAAGGTCATCGCTAAGCCTAAGAACGGCTGGTATCAGCTCGTGGATCCTGACACCGGTGAGCTCATTGGTAACAACATGCGTCTCGCTGAAGTCGAGGATAACAAGGAGATGTGGATGATGCTCCTCAAGCAAGGCAAGCTGACCGAGTTCATCAAGAATAAGTACACGCTGACCAGTGACTCGCCTATCATGGAAGACTCCTCCGTCGAATAATCTCTTACTACCAATCAACAATCTCCAATCAAAAATCTATAGCCGCATTTTGATTGGAGATCTGTATGATCGAGCAGACGATTCTCTCGCACCTCGCGTACAACGAAGAGTACTCTAGAAAAGTCTTACCGTTCCTGAAAGAAGAGTACTTCGTAGATCCGTCTCATAAGATCACGTTCAAGTTAGTCGACTCCTACATCAATAAGTACAATGGTCTCCCTTCTAAGGAGGCTATCCTCATTGAACTAGGCAACGCTTCGGGTCTCAATGAGACAGGCTTCAAGGCGGCTAAGGAAGTCGTCGAGAGTCTGACTCGAGACGAGACTGGAATGGACTGGCTGATCGACACGACCGAGAAGTTCTGTCAGGACAAGGCTCTCTACAACGCCGTGTCTAAGTCCATTCAGATCATGGACGGCACTGACAAGAGCTTCGAGAAGGGCATGATCCCGAAAGTGCTGCAAGACGCCTTAGCAGTCACTTTCGACAACTCGGTCGGCCATGACTACCTCGAGGACTTCGATCAGCGCTACGACTTCTATCATCGCAAGGAGGCGAGGCTGCCGTTCGATCTCAACTACATGAACGAGATCACTAACGGCGGCATACCGACCAAGACACTCAACATCATCCTGGCAGGCACCGGCGTAGGTAAGACGATGTTCATGTGTCACTGCGCAGCGGGTAACCTGACTCTGGGCAGGAACGTGTTGTACATAACGATGGAGATGGCCGAGGAAGAGATCGCTAAGCGCATCGACGCCAATCTCATGAACGTCCCGCTGGACGAGCTGCTCGTGTTGCCTCGTGAGACTTATCGCACTAAGGTGAAGAAGGTACGAGAGAAGACCGTCGGTAAGCTGCTCATCAAGGAGTATCCTACTGCCTCGGCCTCTTCTCACCACTTCAGGGCACTACTCAACGAGCTGGCGCTGAAGAAGAACTTCGTGCCCGACATCATCTACATCGACTACCTAAACATCTGCGCGAGCTCTCGCATAAAGCCTGGCGCTAACGTCAACTCTTACACCTACATCAAGAGCATCGCCGAGGAGTTGCGCGGCCTCGCAGTAGAGTTCAAGCTGCCTATCGTGTCTGCCACGCAGACGACACGTACTGGTTACTCGTCGTCGGACGTAGAGCTGACCGACACCTCTGAGTCTTTCGGTCTGCCTGCCACGGCCGACTTCATGATCGCTCTCATCTCTACCGAGGAGTTGGCCGACATGGGACAGATCATGGTGAAGCAGTTGAAGAATCGATACGGCGATCCTAACAAGTTCAAGCGATTCGTGATCGGAGTGGACAGGGCTAAGATGAAGTTCTACGACGTGGAGCAGGGAGCCCAAGAGAACTTGCTCGAGGGCCCCGTGTTCGATCGTACTGACATGGGTAGAGAGACTAATCAGTCCCTCAAAGATAAGTTAAAGATGTTGGTCTAAGAGAACATGAACTTGGCACGCCAGTCTTGCTTCTCGTCTTCGGATAGCAAGTCTGTCACGCTCATCCAATCGAGCATGAGTCCCTTCTCTCTGCCGTGGGCTTCTATCTCCCACGGCAGGTCCCAGTAGGGTACCTTCTCGTCATTGACCCACTCTTTCCGATTCCACTTGTGGAGGTTGCACTCCTTTAGTGACTGGAAGAGTTCTCCCTTGGCGTACTGCTTCACGTGAACCATCTCGTGCATGACACACAGGATTGTCAGGAATGGATTGATATTCTTGTCTACAAAGATAGTGAATACGCGCCCGCGGAGATGATTGTCCATCCACTCCATCTGGGCCACGTCTCCCGTCTCGTCCATCAATTTGGAGTCGAACTTGACGGAGATCTCGAGATTCTCGAGGATCCTCTTGTCAAAGAAATTCGCGGCAACATGCTTTACGGCATCACGAACGAGCGCCTTCATGCGCTTAGTGCTCGAACCGTACACTTTTATGAGCATGACTTCCTTCCTTGGGTTGGCAGGCATCAGTATTTATAGGACCGAGGGAATCTGTCTCCTACGATTCTAGTATGTACCAGTTTGAATAGATAGGGTATGTTGACTATCATGGAGGGCGTAATGTATATCTCTGACTCTCACAAGCAACTTCTGGTTACAATGCTAAACTATGAGATCCGAAACTTCTTGGATCCTGCCATAAGCAGAGCGCAAGACGACGCGGCGGAGAACTTCACCCATAGAGAGTTGGACAAGCTCTTGACAGTCAAAAAATATATGGAAGAGCGGATAGAGCTCTATCTTAAATAGCACACGGGCGTGTGGCCAGGTGGCCCGGAGGGACTTATAAACCCTTTAGCACTAGATTGGTGTTCTCGCTAGGGTTCGAATCCCTACACGCCTACCAACAAAGCCCCCTTAGCCCAGCGGCAGAGGCGAGCGACTTAAAATCGCTTCAGGGTCAGTTCGAATCTGACAGGGGGTACCAATAGCGCCTGTAGCTTAAAGGTGAAGCTGACAGCTCATAACTGTCTGAGTGTAGGTTCGAGTCCTACCGGGCGCACCAATTCAATATGGAGTTCGATATGAAACCGTCAGTAGACGTCAACATCAATCCTGGATTTCTTGGTATCCTCTGTCTCATCTTCATCACTCTCAAGTTGACTAACTACATCGACTGGTCTTGGTGGTGGGTACTCGCTCCCATCTGGATTCCACTGGCTTTCGTACTATTCGCTTGGGTTGTCATTCTCATCGCCATCGCATTCGGCGCCAAGATTACTATGAAGAGGATTATGAAGTGAATAAGGTAGAGCTCTCGACATTCTACTCCGACGACATGAACCTCAAGGCTATCGTCTACTACAATAGAGAGGCGAAGCACATCGAGGTCGACTATATAAAGAACGACTTGGTCATAGCGACTGAGTCCTACGAAGGACACAGCGAGCAGTACCATGAAGACGCCGCAGAGAACTACGTAATGGGGATCAAGAAGATATGAAGTTAGGCAAGGCATACATCCTCTACATCGACACTGAGAAGTCGAGAGAGTACGCGAAGGAGTGCGAGGCTTCGTGTGTGAAGTACGGCGTGGAGCACGAGATGTTCGAGGGCTTTATGGGCCTCACCATCGAGGACATGGCCGAGAAGACCGGATGGAAGATCGGTCGCGAAGGCATCGAGGAGAACGATCGTCAGTACGTCAAGGAGTACAACGCTGCCCTCGGTCACATCGAGATCTGGCGTAAGATCGCCTCTGGAACAGAGGCCGGCATCGTCTTAGAACACGACGCGATCGTCAAGGAAGACTACACTCACCTCGAGGTCCGCGACGATCAGATCCTGCACCTCGGCCCGCGCCTCGACTATGCCGGCGACTACGAGTTTCCGGACCTACCAGACGAGTACCTAGAGGCTCGTCGCCATGAGGGTGCACACGCTTACACGCTGACTCCTAATACAGCCCGCTTCTTGTTAGACAAGATCGAGGAAGAGAAGAGGCTGCTGCCGACCGAGGCCTTGATCAGCGTACGTAACAGGTACGATCTGGAGTTCTTGGAGATCGATCCGCCGTACGTAGTCTGCGCCATCGGCGATCGCGAGTCCTTCACACACCACGAAGCGGTGACCGACAAACAGAACTTTAGACACAATCCCGGCTTCGTCGCCGGTCTCACACGACCGGATGCACTGAATAACTATCGCATGATGGACTACAAGTTCGGCGAGGACTGGTTCAGCGGTAACATCGAGAACTGGAAGAGCATCTTCACCGAGACTAATAAGAAGAACGGCGATCCATTGAAGATCCTCGAGATCGGCTGCTTCGAGGGTCGCGCGACTGCCTGGCTGCTCGATAACATGATGGATCATGAGAAGAGCGTAATCTACTGCATCGACACCTTCAAGGGAAGTCACGAGCACGATCCTAGCCAAGTCAACAAGATGGAGCAGAA